ACGAAACTAATAGTGATGGCAGCCTAGACATAACTCCTGCATATCTAGATATTAGATTTGGTAATTTGTGTAATTTTAAATGCAGAATGTGTGGACCTTATGCCTCTACTAGTTGGTACAAAGATAGTGACGATCCTAAATGGTCTAAGACTATAGACTATTTTACTGATAATGAAGATTTTTGGAAAGATGTACCACAGTATATACCTAATCTAGAAGAGATATATTTTGCAGGAGGTGAACCTTTTGTACAAGAGGGTCATTACAAAATGCTTACTCTACTCATTGAGTCAGGATATGCTAAAAATATACATGTTAGTTATAATACAAATTTAAGTTATTCTAAATTTAAAAAATATGATCTTACCGAGTTATGGTCTAATTTTAAAAAAGTATCTATCTGGCCTAGTATTGAAGGATATGGAAGCCGAGTAGAGTATGCTAGGAAAGGATTATCCTGGCCTAAATTCGAAAAACATGCTATTATGTTTAAAGAACATATACAAACAGTTAGTTGTGTTATAAATATATATAGTATAACTTCTATGCCCGATCTTATTATATGGTGTAAACGTAATGGTTTTGATTTTTATGGGTCAACTCAGATAGAACCTCCTTATCAAAAGGTTACTTGCTTACCTAAAGAATCTAAACAACAAGTGCTTAATATATACAAAAAATTTATAAAAGAGTATAGACCAATTTTAACATCACATGATTTAGAACAAATAAAAAATTGGCTAAGTTATATGACTAGTGCAGATGAGAGTAGTCAACTATTAGCTTTTAAGCAGGAAACTGAAAGAGTAGATAAACTACGTAATGAATCATTTGCTGAAACCTTTCCGGAGTTTGCTTCATGGTACGAAACTATATAAGTCTACCACATTCATATGATAGTGTAAATTGTATAACACTAATTAAAAGTTTTTATCACAATGAGTTAAACTTACAATTTTCTTTGCCTGATTACCCCCTATCTAAGCATTGGATTAAAGAATTTACTACAACTAGTATAGATAATTGGGCAGCTCAATGTGCTAAAAAAGTAAGTTTGACAAACGCTAAAGATTATGATGTAATAGCATTTAAGTCAGAAAAAACAAATTTAGTAATACATTTTGGAATGTACTTAATGCCATCCAAAATGCTACACATCGAAGAAGGGGGAATTTCGCGTGTAGAGACTCTATCAGACTATTGGGTAGAGAACATACATTCGATTTATAGACATGACAACTTGGTATAATAAATACAAAGATTTTCCATACTTACATTTAGGTAATAATGCTGAGACAGGGATTGATTGTTTTAATCTCTGTAAATTAGTGTATCTAAATGAATTAAATATAGATATACCGTATACTAGTGATCACTTTTGTAAGATTATTGATGAAGATTGGTATAGTAAGACTCATGAACGATATTTTGAAAAAGGCGGCGCTGATACTGATACCTACGGTTGGAGAAAGATTAGAGGAGAACCTAAACTTTATGATCTTATAACTATGAGTTTAGGAGCTACTAACGTAACAAATCATTGTGCTCTATATGTTGATAGAAATAGGATTCTACAAACAATGATTGACCATACTAGTTGGGTAGCTCCATATGGAAATTATTATAAACAGTATACTACGGGGGTGTATAGATGGAAAGATTTATAAAGCTAAAAGAAGACATGAATGCACACTGTATGCTGGACTATCCTAGAGAGTGTGTTGGTATTGTTACTAAAGATTTTAGTTATATCCCTTGTACAAATATATCTCCTGCTCCTAAAGATAGTTTTATATTAGATCCTGCAGACTTAGTTAGGCATGATGAAAATATATGGGGTATTTTTCACTCCCATCCTGGCGATGAAAACCCTATTCCTAGTAAAGAAGATAAAGTTAGTGCTGCTTTTCAGGAATATAGATTCTTAGTAGGCTTTGATAATAAGTTTTATATATACTGGTTAGACCACAATGTAGACGCACTCATTTTTGATGAGTTTAAGGAAGAACATCTTGTTAATTAATCTTAAAATACATTCAGCATATAACAAACTCTTTGACGAAAAAGTATATTCTTTTGATGCTAATATAGCTTCAGATGTTTTATCATATCTTAAAGGTGTACATCCTAAGTTTGCTAAGTACATGATAGAAGTAAGTTCTGATGAAGCAAATGAATCATTTTCTATACTTGATGAAAACTTAAATCAAATTACTGCTGACATGTTATTAATTAAACATTTTAAAGATGGTGAGACAGTACATTTAGTTCCTACTATTTCAGGAGCAGGCGGTAAAGCTAGTAAGATGTTTGCTGTATTTGCTATTATAGCATTTGGTATGGCTACTGGTGGTGCTGGATTTGCAGCACTTGGGGCAGCAGGAGGAGCCGGAGCGGGTGCAGGAGCAGGAGCAGCAGCTGGCGGCGGCGGATTTTTTAGTACTCTATTAGGTGGCGGTGGCGGTGCTATGGGTTGGTTAGGAAGAATAGGTTTAAATATTGGTATGTCTATTATTGGTAGAATGTTTCAAAAATCTCCTGCCGCAAAACAACAACAAAAAACAACTGAATCTAGCGTTAGAGATAATGGCATGTTTGGTAGTTTAACTAATAGTTCTTCTAGCGGTACTCCTATAGCGTTAATATATGGAGAACACAGAGTAAGTGGTCAATTTTTAAGTGGATATATAAGTTCTATTTCTCATGGTAGTGGCGATCCAATTAGTGTGGGGGGTCAGTTTGATGGCGTATAAACATTTTGTAGATTACGGAGGTACTTTTGTTCCACAAATTAAAGGTGCAAAAGGTGGTGGTAAAGGTGGTTCACAAAGCGAGCCTCACACTCCGGTAGAACATCCTCAAAGTCTATTTTCTACTGATATTCTTTTTGTAGTAGTAGGTTTAGGAGAAGGGCCGGTATATAGAATAAATCCTAATGGTCCTCAAGATATTGAGTTAGGTGATGGTTCTATTGATGATCTAGTAAATTTAGATGGTGACGGTCTTGAGAATCAACAAAAATTTAAAACTTTATCTACCACAGGTACTACTGTACAAAATAGATTAGATGTATTTGGCGAAACTACCACTACTCCTCAAAACTTTGCATCTCCTGTTAGTTTAAAAAGCGGTAGTTCAGGTATACCTGCATCTGGAGTCACCTTACAAGAGACATCTTCTAAAGACTGGGATGCTTTAGATTTTATGTTTCAGGTAGGGTCTCTTCAAAGAATTACAGATAAAGGTGACATATTAAGTCATAGTTTATCTGTAGCTATTGATGTATTTGATCATACAGGTGCTACTATAATCGCTACTGGATCTCGTAGTGTATCAGGAAAAACAACTGTTGCTTATAAATTTACTATAAAAATTCAAATACCAGAAGCTAGTAAGAATACCAATGGTTATAGATTTTCAGTAAGAAAAACCTCATCTGATTCTACAAGTTCAGGTACTACTGATGATGTAAAATTACTTGCATGGAATGAGATTGAAAACTCTCCTCAAGCTTATCCTAGAACTGCTCATATTGGATTTGCCTTAAAAGCTACTGATGAGCATAATGGTATTCCTACTTTTACTAGCTTAGTAAAAGGACTAGTACATAAAGTTCCTTCAAACTATAATCAACCTACTTTAGCTAGTGGAGAAATAGATTGGAGAATGATAGAATGCCCTGCTACAGGTGCTAATAGTCCTGCAACTGCTGGTTATTTTTTACAACAATCTGGTGCTGTTGTTCAAACTAGTGCTACTATCAATATTTATAGAGGAACTTGGGATGGTACTTTTGTATATTCTTGGTCTCAGAATCCCGTATGGATTATATTTGATATATTAACTAATAAAACTTATGGTCTAGGTATACCTGATACTACTATTGATAAGTATAGATTTTATCAAATAGCACAGTTCTGTGATGCCTGTGACTATGCTACTGGTAATTTTGTTGGAGTAGACGGTATAGCTGATGGTACTTTTAGAAGTAAACCTAGAAATACTTTTACAAGTACAAGAGAGAATCAATTAGGTATAGCGCAGGGCACAAAGATTAGAGAAAGAAGATTTACACTAAATACTGTTATTGCTGATCAAAAAGCTGCTTTTGATACTCTTAATGCTCTAGCTTCTAGCTTTAGAGGGGCTATAATTTATGCACATGGTCAAATTACTTTAGCTTGTGACTTACCTGATGAAACTCCTGTTATGGTATTTAATGAAACAAATATAGAAGACGGCAGTTTCATTATTTCAGGAAATAAAGAAAGTGAAGTTCTAACAGGAGTTGACGTTAGTTATGTTGATCCTGGTAATCACTATAAACGTGAAACTGTACGTATAGATCAACTAGGTAGCAATGATGGTATTAGCAAAACTGAGATAGAAAATATAGAATCTTTAGACATACCAGGCATTACTAGGCGTGGACAAGCACTTAGATATGCACAGTATCAAATAGCTTCTTCTAGATACTTACGCAGAACTACTACTTTTAATACTAGCACGGATGCTTTACAGTTAGTACCAGGAGATGTTATTGCTGTATCACAGCAGTCAAGTGGTGTAGCATATGGTTATGGTGGCAAAATTAGAGCAGACTCTCCTGTTCAATCAAGTAACACTAATGTATTTATTGAACATTTTACT